CATTCTAGTAGCACCGATAGACATACAAACGTAAACTTGAGTTGAGTATCCTTTATCAGATCTCTCATCAATTCTAGTCATAACGTCTTTACCTAATGCAAGCTTTATGCCATCGCCAGCGAAGGCAACACATAATCTTTTAGATGAAGCGATTGCAAGTCTAGTAGATGTAATGAATTTGAAACCCATAAAAGTATCAACTTCGCCATTTACTAAAGCTTTAACCGTATTAAAGTCGCTTGAAGTTACAGATGTAGTTCCTAATAAATCAGAAACTTGTCTCGGTCCAACTACCAAAAATCTTGGCAGACTTGGATCTACACTTGCTAAATCGAACTTTTCTTTTGCAGTTCTAAGTTTAGCAATAGTTAAACCATCTGTTCCACTTTCTGTAATTGCTTGTCCAGCACCTAACGCAGTAGATGTACTACCAGTTGCGCCAGTAAAAGCATTTCCAGTTGCAGCAGCAATAATCTCGTCATCCATTGAACGACCAAGAGCGAAAGCTGCAGCGTTTGCATAAGCACTTGTTGGATCGATAAGAGTTCTTACCTTATCTTGCTGATCTATTAGATCCGCGTATTCATAATCCACAAGACTTACACGTCTCTTCGCATGTGGTGTGTCTAGTTGAGGCGTATCAGAATGTCGGCTAACTCTTTTTTGAGCAGTAGCAGAACCAACTTGTTCAAAGAACGCATTGTTTCCAACAACAGTTTCAACATCAACAGAACCTCTTAGCAAAGAGCCTTTTTGTTGCGATAACATTTGAACATTATTTGAATACTGTTCAACGAACGCAGTTGTAATTTGATTTGACATTTTTCAAATCTCCTTAGTTATGTTGGTTAATGTTAATCGATTTGATTGCCTCCAAAACTGGAGATCTCTTCTGTAAATTTTAAGACTTCACTTTGTCTTTTTTCGAAGCGGTCTTTTCAGGTTGTCGCTTAGAATTTTGTTTTACCCAATTATAATAGGTTTCAGCTTTATCTAATGGATCTGTAACTCGCACTATTTCTGGTGCAAACTCTACAGATAATCTCACACATTCAAGTCTGATTTCTTCATCATTTAAATGGTTATCTCTATCCATTGTGTAAAAGCTGTCTTAATTTAAATACTTCTTGAACTGTTCTCTCATGATTAGGATGTTGTTTATCCCAAAACGGAGAGCCTTCTTCTTGTAAAGTAGATATTTCTTTTTCAAGATCTTTAGCTGTCATGTAGCCAGATGTATCGCCTTTAACAACTTCATCTTCAGATAATTTATCTGCAAGTTCAGAGAATGCTTTAACAACAGCAATGTTGTCTCCAAGTCTTGAACCGTCTTGCAAAAAAGTATTATTTAAAAATTCAGATCCTAAAGTAGAAGATGCAAGTCTTTTCGCTTGATCTAATCTTTTTGTGTATTGAGGACCAAACTCTCTTTTAAGTTCGTTCTCAGTATGCAATCTAGTTTCTGTAGCTTTTTCTTCAGCCTGGATAGAACTACCTTCGTTCATATCTTTATAATATTTAATTAAGCTTTCAGCTTGTTGAGGTAATAATCCAAGTCTATGAGCTTCTTGATTAAAAGAAGAAATTAATTCCTTATCCACTTCTCCATCTTTAAAACTATATTTATAATCTTCAGGCTTTTCTGGAGCGCCTAATTTATTAAATACCGCTTTCCAGTCATCCTCAGTTGCAAATTTATTCGGTACTGGAATTTTATCTGCACCTACTATCTTTTGTGCTGATAGATAAGATTTTACAAAGTCGCCCATATCTTTAAAATTTTCTAAAGATTTTTCTGCTCTGTATTCATCAGGAATTAAATCCTGAAAGTTTGTTTTTGTTGTCTGCTCTTCAGCTAATACTGAAGTTTGCGATTGATCCGTTGTAGTATCAACTATCGGATCAGATTGAACTTGTTGTTCAGTTGTCTGATTGTCCATTAAGTCTCCTTGTGAGGTTTAATCATCGCTTTTATAAAAATCAAAGTTGATCTCTGACCTTCTAAAAAAGCAGTTTCGTGACTATTATCTTTTGAAAATGTAGTAACAAACTCATGACATCTTTTTTCGAGGTCATTCAAAACTCTTTGACCTTCTTCACTATCGAAGATGATCTTATAATCTTTTTTTAATTCTAGTAATTTTTTATTCTGTTGATCCATTTAGAACTTCTTTAGCTAATGGTGCAGCATTCTTAGCCATTTCACTTTCAGCCATTTGCTGTTGCATTTGCATTTGTTGCTGTTGCGCTTGTTGTCGTTCCATTCTAATTGCTTCAACTTGTTTATCACTCTTGATCATCCTTGCTGGTAAACCAAGTGTTTGAACTATTTGTTTAACTAAACCGTTTTCATCCAGGTAATCTTGAACTGGTGCCATTTGAGAAATAGATCCAAAGATTTCTAAACCTCTCATAATGTTTTGAAGCTCTTGACCTTTTTGAGCTAAAGCCATTGGAGATACATACTCAATATCTATTTCTTGATTAGCTAAAATTTCTGGAGCTTCTCTAAATAATCGGTTTCTTAACATTATAGAAAATACTCTATTGATCATTGGCTCAAGTAATTCACTTTGTATTCTTCCCATTACTGGACCAAGTATTCTCATCTTCTCTTCGTTTCTTTGTAAAACTTCTGTAGCAGTCATTGTTCTATTGGATTGAATTTGTAGCTGGTCCACATGAAACATTCTTGCAATAGCTTCTCTTCTTGCATTCTCTGCATTCAAAGTAAGTGTAGTATTCTGACCAATATTTAAAGGCTCAATTCGATCTCTTGAGCCACTTCTATAATAATTCAGACTTCCAGGTGTCATTCTAACTGGAGCTAACATACTATCATCTGGTACTAATAGAGGTGGATCGATTTGTTTTGCTGCAGCTTTTAATCCATGCTCAACCATCTTGTTAAGAACTTTAACATCAGGTAACGCATTCATCGCTGGAGATCTTCCGTAAATTTCTGTTGATGATTTTAAATATCTTGAAACTACATAAACATTTTCATTAAATCCGCCTACTGAAATAATGTGATCTGTTGAATGCTCAAAGTAAATACTTTGAAACTTCATATTCTGTTTATCTTTTTTAGAACTATCGTAATTAAATCTTGGTCTAACTATATGACAGATCTCAACTTCATCATAAGGATGAGATTTATAAATAGAATTTATTTCTTTAGATAAATTTTCTGCACCAAATTTTTGAATAGCTTGATCTGCTGTAAGTTTAAATTTTCTGTAAACATTATCAATTAAACCTTTTTTATTTTCTTCAATATAAATTTCTTTTATGTGTCTAGCAGAGAAACGAATAATATCATCTTCATCTTCTTCAACCATTAAGCATGAAGTTCCGAAAGCAATTAGATCATGATAGTTTTCAAAGATCTCTTGTTGAAAGTTAGATCTAGCAAAAGCTAAGTACATTTTATCAATGCTGTCCTCAAGCCATTCTCTAGCTTCATCATCTTCATTAAGTATTGCTTCTTTAAATCTTAATGAAAACCATCTGTTAGCTGATGATGTAAGCATTCCATGTAAAGATGCAGCAAGTAATTCAAGTGAATGAATACCAGTAGCATCAAATATTTGAGTAGATCTCTTATCTCCTCTAGCTCTCTCTTTAGTAATCTCTGCTTTTCTTGGTAGCATAAGATCAGCTATTTCTTGCCAATGACTTTCCCAAGTAGATCTCTTCTCCATCAACCTAGATAGATTGTTCTTTAGCTCCGAAGCTAGATTTCTAAGATCTTGAGATTGCATTTATCTTTTCTTTTTTCTTTTAGCTTTATTTTTTTTGCTGTTTGGAAAACCAGCTTTCATATTCTTGTAAGACTTTGCTGATATAGTAGATTTCTTTTTAGATCTGGAAGTTCCAGCTTTTTTTCTTTTATTTATATTTCTATATAGTGACATAAGTTATCCTAGTAAGGTTTTTTTATTTAGTGTTGGGTAGGCATCAACTCCAGTTACTGAAGTTAAAACTGTAGATTTTCTTCCTTTTCTTTTATTGTCTAAAGAAATTTTATCAGCATTGATTAAATCAGATTTCACATCTGTGTTATCCATTTGAGATTTTACTTTTGGTTGTTCAATAGATTTTTGTTGTACTGGTTCTACCTTTTCAAAAGCTTTTGGATTTTTTTTAAGTATTTTAGCTACACCGCCCATGAAATTATCCTAGTAAAGTTTTTTGATCTATGTTGGCATCTTCAATTTCGTTTAAGCCAGTACCAGTTAAGATAGTAGATCTTCTACCTTTTCTGTTTCTATCTCTTTTTCTTTGAGCTTCTTCTTCTGCAGCTATAACTTCTGGATCATCTGCTTTAGGTACATCGTCTGTACTTGGCATTTGTAAAGGTGGTGGAGCTGGCATCTTAGGTGGTTTTAAAAATCCCATAATTATATTACCTCGTAATTACTTTCAGCTTTCTGCTGTAAAGATTTGTTGTTGTATATTTTAGTTTCTTCCATTCCAGTCGCTAAACATCTGAGCGCATCCATCGGATGTGAGCTGAAGTCGTGGACTGGTTTTGATTTAAAAGTTCGATCCTTATCGCTATATTTTCTATGATAATGTCTAAGAGCAATAAGTAG